ATGGAGCGATACGAAGTATTGACGCGGTTTATTTTCGGTTGGGAAAACTGTTGGGGCGAGGACGGCGAGCGGCTCACGTTTGCCACTTGGGCTGAGGCTGAAGAGGCTTTGCGCCAGCACCGCGAGGATTTAATCAGCGCGGGAATGGAGTACAACCCGCAGGACTATTTGATAGAGGAGGCTCAAGCATGAGTACCGACACTTTTAAATTCCGATGCGAGCAAGGGCGTTTGTTTACGCTAACAGTCAGCGACAAAGACGACTACTACCGCCTGCAAATGGTGGGGCAGGATTTTGATTATGCCCATGTGAGCGGCGATATCGGCTTTTGGAGTGGGTGGCATCAGTTCAGCGCAAAGTGCCCACAAATCCCGCTAGTCATTTATGCCGCCGACTGGGGGCGTAATGAGGTGGCTGAATGGGAAGCCGACAAAGCAGATCAACCCGAGTACGAAGATTGGTGGGAGGGTGAGGAATGACAAATTACGCTTTTAAGCATCTTGCCGAGTTGGCAAGGCAAAAGCCAGCCAGCAAAAGCACCGAGGGCGCTCGGCTTGTGTTAGTTGGCGGTCTGAGGCGAGCAGATGCGGCTAGTCAATTGGGCGTTAGCGAGTCAACCATTGGCGAGGCAATCCGGCGTATTGAAAATGCCAAACGCCTCGCACTTAACTCAATATGAGGGGCAAAAAATGCAACTGACAATAACGATCGACATACCCGAGGCACAAGCGCAAGAGCGGCAATCCGATACAACCAAGGCTCCGCGCTACCAATTCGCCGAGATACCAAACAATGCGGAGGGGTGGGCATTTGTTGAGGGCTTAAAAAAGTACCTCAACCGCGATAGATATCAGGTATTGGTCAAAGGGCAACACATAACAGAGCAAGCCAAAGGGCGGTACAGATATGGTCAGCCGATCAAGGCTTCAACGCATCTGCGCGTTTACATCAATGAGAGGGGCGACAAATGATTGATATCAATGAGGTAGTTTTTGAACTTAGGATGATGCTCAGGCTTGGGCTTATCAAAACCGCGACTTGCAAGCGCGCGATTGAGATCGCGTACTCCGGCGAGTTAGACGATTGCGATTGCACAGATAGCGAAGCGGTTGAGATTTGCTTAGATTTAACAGGCGCAAGATAGCATCAATCCAGCCCAACCAAGCCACCCAAGCGGTGGCTTTTTTGTTGGCACTAGATATCATTGGGCGGCATGGATACCGCCCTGATGTCGCCGGTGCGAATACAACTCGCTGATGGAGCCCCTCGCATCGTAAAGAAAGAAGAGTTACCCGATCAGCGGGTGCTGACAATAATCCCTTTGAGGGCGGCAAAAGACCGCAGGTTATCGGCTATGGATTTGCGAGTGCTGGCGGTGTTGGCAAGTTATAGCAACAAAGCGGGGCTAACGTGGGTTGGCATGGCAAGGGTTGGCGAGGACTTGGGCGTAACCCGCCAGCGAATTAATCAGATAGTCAAGCGTCTTGAGGGCTGGGGCTACGTTAGAACAGTTTTTCAGGGCTGGCGCGGCGAGCGCGCAGACACTCGGCAGATTGTCTTCAGGGAAGATATCACCGCCACCAAGGCGGCAAGGGTGAGCGGAGAACTCGCACCATATCAGCATGAAGCAAAGCGGAGGGCAGAGAAAATGAAAGCAAAGCGCAAACGAAAGGGGCAGGCGTTGCCTGATCTAGAAGAAAACTATCAGGATGAGGGGGTTGATAGTTTATCACAATCATCAAAAGCCCCGCACGGCGTTGATCCTGACATCTACAAATTAGCACTAACGTATGCAGGCGAGGGCGCATCGGCTGAAGATGTAGACCGCGCCTTGCGCCGCCTGTTGGAGTAGGCTCCGGCGCTTTCTACAACCTCCATTATGTTAAATTGACCCTTATCTGTAGCCTGTTTGTGCTACGCGCAGCAGGCGGTGGGGGGGTATCCTGTTTGCGTTATGGGCGGGTAGTGCGCCATGCGTGACCGAATACTTACGCGCTACGAAAGGCACCCTTCGCCCCCCCTGGCCTCACCCTAGCGTTATGGGGGAACCTCCCAAATTTTTTCTAGAAATCCTTACCAAACCCTGATATCAATTATAGAGAGGGGGAGTTATATCTTTTTTTCTTTAAAAAAAGTAAGGTTTAGGCTATAGGGTCTGGTTTGTGTCGTACAAACTATGGCACCCACAGAGAGAGCCTGTGTTTTTAACGCATTAGCGCTGCAGCACCTTGTTTATCTAACCTACCTCCACTTGCGTGTCGGCTCCCCTGGGTTGCTCCTGTTCCCTTTCGGTACTGTGGTTTGCTGAGGATTCGGTACGTTTATCCGGGTTGGTAAGCTGCCTGCCTTCCCGAGGGCTGGGTGATGGCCCCACAGATGATTATCCATATTTTTTGATGGACTGCAAGTGTTTTTTGAGATATCATTCTTGTGCTTAACTTCACTAAGGAGAAACGAATGGAAGTATGGCCCAATAGTGGGTTCTTGATGAAGAACCACAAGAAGGAACAGGACTCGCATCCTGATATGACTGGTACTTGGACTGATGCTGATGGGCAGGAGTTTTACTTGAGCGCCTGGTCGAATACGTCACAGAAGACTGGCAACAAGTATTTGAAACTCAAACTTGGGAAACAGAAGTCTGATCGAGCTACGCCGGTCAAAGAGAAGAAATCTAAGCCTGTTGCCCAGGATGACTTGGATTCTGATATCCCCTTTTAGGAGTTGATATGGCTGACCCTATAAACACAGGGAAGAAGACCAAGGCTGGCCGGATTGTTTGGCAAGACCCGAAGACTAAGAAGCAATATTCTGAAATCACGGTAACCATCCCAACCAAGGTTGACCGGGATGGCAAGCCAGCAAAAGACACCAAATGGGCGTTGGTTCCAAGCGTATTTGATGGCGGCAAAATTATCAACGATGAGGATTTCTTGGTTCGCTTTTACAAGCAAAACAAGTATGTTGACCCCCTGACAAAAAAGAAACTCAAGATATTTGATTCTGCTGAAGAAGCCGGGAAGTACGCTCAAGAAAGAAGTGATAGCCTACTTGAAGACTAATAATGCCTAAGAAAGAGAATGTGTTGCCGTCATTCAAGGGACATGGCGGCGTACAAAGCATTGTCAAGAAGATAGAGCGCAGTCAGACCATCGTCGCCAACAAGGAGGCGGTGGCTTACTCGCTCTTGACGATGGCTAATGCGAAGATAACTGATATCTTTGAATGGGATGACTTTGGGAATGTGCGGGTCAAGGCCAGCAGCAAGATTCCTGAACACGCAATCCAGGCCATCAAGTCAATCAAGCAACGTACCGACAAAGAAGGCAACTCTACGATTGAGCTGGAGTTGTACGACAAAGTACAGGTTCTCAGGATTCTTGCCAAAGCCAGCGGTTTGCTGGATACTCCCGACGATGGGCAAAAGCCCTCTGTTATTGGCATCAATGTCCACGGGCCTGATATCGAGGATGCAACCCCAAATGAGTGACCAACTCGCCAGCATGAACATCGACCTGTCCGGGTCTCCCACCGCGTTCAAGTTCCTGCAAAACAATTCGTTTGTCAGAGGACTGATGGGGCCAGTCGGCTCCGGCAAGTCCTATGTCTGCGCTGCCGAGGTCATGATGAGGGCGGTCAAACAGAAACCCAGCCCCGTTGACGGCATCAGATATAGCCGGTTTGTGATTGTTAGGAACAGTTACCCTGAACTGAAAACCACCACCCTGAAGACCTGGACTGAGTTGTTCCCCGAGAACGTCTACGGCCCTATCCTGCACACGCCTCCTATTACGCACCACATCAAACTCCCACCCAGGGGAGAGGCTGCCGGGATCGATTGCGAGGTTATCTTCTTAGCCTTGGATCAACCTAAAGATGTTCGTAAGTTGCTATCACTTGAACTGACTGGAGCGTGGGTCAACGAAGCCAAAGAACTACCAAAAGCGGTGATCGATGGCCTAACCCACCGGGTTGGGCGCTATCCAACCAAGAAGGACGGCGGGGCTACATGGCACGGCATTTGGATGGATACCAACCCCATGGACGATGACCATTGGTGGCACCGCTTGGCGGAGAAAGAGCCGATTACTGGGCGCTATGCCTGGAAGTTCTTCAAGCAACCAGGTGGTGTGATCGAGGTCTCGGTGGATGACTTGCCTGAGAACCCGGAAGCCAATGACCATGTATTTGCCTCGACCAAGTGGTGGAAGATAAATCCCAAGGCTGAGAATGTTAAAAACCTTCCTGGGGGCTACTACCTCCAGCAATTGGCTGGCAAGACGCTGGATTGGATTCGGTGCTACGCGCAGGGTATGTACACCTTTGTCCAAGACGGCAAGCCAGTATGGCCTGAGTACGACGATAATCTTATGTCAGCAGACCTTCAGGTTGACCCAAACCTACCCTTGCAGATTGGATTGGACTTCGGTCTAACACCGGCAGCAGTTTTTGGGCAAAGGCACCCCTCTGGACAATGGCGTGTCTTGCATGAGATTGTAACCTTTGACATGGGTCTTGAGAGGTTCGGACAAACCCTATTGACAGAGATTGCAACCCATTTCCCCAAACATGAAATCAAGATTTGGGGTGACCCTGCTGGTCAGCAGAGGGATGCTATCTACGAAACTACCGCATTTGAGTACCTGAGAAGCCTGGGACTCCGCGCAGAACCAACCGAGACTAACGACTTCAAGGCGCGTCGAGAAGCCGCATCAGGCCCAATGAACCGCATGGTCATGGGCAAACCCGGCTTGTTGGTAAACAAGTCCTGCAAACTGCTTCGTAAGTCTTTGTCAGGTGGATATCACTTCAAGCGCGTAGCCATTGGCGCTGGGCAGGAGAGATTCCGAGATACCCCAAACAAGAACGAACACTCGCACGTTGGTGACGCCTTTGGCTACCTGCTGACTGGTGGGGGCGAATACCGCCAGTTAACCAGGGGCCAGGTCAAAGAGATATCAAAAAAGACCTTTACTGCACAAACCATAGTAGCCAACGACTTCGATGTCTTTGCATGACTACATTGAGGAAACCCCTCAAGTCCAAGTAATGCCCTTCAATCCTAGCCACTTGCATAGGATGAAGATCGATGACTCTTATTTCAAAGCAGTAGCGCCCCATGTCAACATCGAGGACGCGCTATCAATCCAGGCATCCAAAGGGGTGGCTTACACCGCCTTCCTACATGGCAGACCGGCGGCAATATTTGGTTCTGTTGATATATGGCATGGCGTCGAGGAGCTATGGTTGCTGATAGAAGAACGCGGCAGAACCTATGGCAAGACGCTAACTAGGATTGCTCAAGGCATGGTTGCTTTCAGAGTGATAGATGGAAACTTGCATAGATTGCAAATAACTGTAAGATGCGAAGATGAAAGGGCTGTGCGGTGGGCAAAAGCCATTGGTTTTAGTATTGATGGGAAGATGCCTAGATACGGCGCAGATTGTTCAGACTTTTACATGATGTCAAAGGTGTAAATATGAGTTTCTTATTCGGTGATGGTGGCGCTGCGGCGGCTCAACGAAAGCAAATCCAGCAGCAAGAGGAGCAAATTAAAGAACAAAAGGCAAATCAAGTAAAAGAGAAGACCGAGTTGGCTCAACGTGAGCAAGCTGGTACGCGCGCGCGTACCCGTGGTGGTGTTCGCTCTTTGTTGTCTGCTGCCCGTATGGATTCGGAGCTTGGTATTCAGGATTCCACCAAACTTGGTGGCGGCGGGACTGCTTAATGGATGCCAAGGCCAAGATGCAGCGCAAGGTCAAAAAGGTCATGCGCGAATACAAGGCGGGCAAGTTGAAATCCAGCAGCGGCGAAAAGGTCACCAGCCAAAAACAGGCGGTAGCTATTGCCATGTCTGAGGCTCGACAAAAGGCAAAAAACAAATGAAAGAGGTATGGGACAAAAAGCGTCCGAAGGATTTAGGTGAACCTAAGAGGTTAAGTAAATTCCAAAAGGCTGCAGCCAAACAAATGGCTAAGAAGGCCGGACGACCATACCCCAACCTTGTTGACAACATGAGGGCGGCACAGAAGTGACGGTGCTATATGTCAAGCGCGAATCTGAGAATCAAAAGACTCAGTTAGTCGCGCTCACCCAGCAGACCAGCGATGACCAACAGGTCATTACTGGTTCTGACCGCCCGTTAATCAATGTCGAGGTCAACCACCAGCGCCTGCATGAAGGTCGCGCGTTCTTTGCCTACTATGTGCAAAACAGCGGCGTACCACTTGCCGATGGTGCCAGCATAAACATTGTGCTGGCCGCAGGCCCAGGCACCACACCGCACATGACCGTTGGGTCATTCTGCGGTGGCGATAGTGAGTTCTTTTTGTTTGAGGGCGCGACCAGCACGGGCGGTACATCGTTCACGCCGGTGCGCCGCAACCGAACGATTGCAACAACGAGCAACGTGGCAATGGTGATTAATCCAACCGTTAGCGGCACAGGCACCGAGTTGTTTGAAGAGTTCTTGCCTGGTGGCACCAAGAAGAAAGCCGGCGGTGGCGGCGGTGACTCGCTGGAGTATGTACTTGCGCCGCTGACGAATTACCTGGTGCGGTTGACCAATGTGTCAGGCTCCGCGCAGATAGCCGAGTTGGTATTGGAATGGTATGAGTAAGCAGCCAATCAAAGACCCAAAGGGTGGCTTGACCGCTGCTGGGCGCGCGTACTTCAAGAAGAAAGAGGGCGCGAATCTCAAACCAGGCGTCAAGGGCGCGGCAGATACGCCGGAGAAGATGCGCCGCAAGGGTTCGTTCTTAACTAGGTTCTACACCAATCCAAGTGGCCCGCTCAAAAAAGAAAATGGCGAACCGACACGGCTGGCGCTGGCCGCTCGGGCTTGGGGGGAATCAGCGCCTACCTCTCGATCTGCCGCCGCAAAACTTGCCGCCAAAGGTCGAAACCTATTAAAACGATACGAAGCGAGAAAGAAAAATGGCTGACCGTTTATCTGTTGAGCAAATACTTCAGCGCCATAAGATTGCATTAAACCGCAAGGAAGATTTCCGGGCGCTTTACGAAGACGCCTACGAGTTTGCCTTGCCGCAACGGAATATGTACGCTGGCGACTACGAAACAAATCACACCGGGCGCAAGAAGATGACCCGCGTGTTTGATAGTACAGCCATTGGCTCGACGCAACGCTTTGCCAACCGCTTGCAGTCTGGCATATTCCCCGCCCAGCGCAAATGGTGCCGTCTTGAGCCTGGTTCTGATATTCCTCCGCAGCGTCGAATCGAAGCCCAGCAGGCATTGGACTTGTTCAATGACAAGATGTTTTCTGTTTTAAAGCAGTCAAACTTTGACATTGCCATTGGCGAGTTTTTGCTTGACCTGTCTGTCGGAACCGCTGTAATGATGGTTCAGCCAGGGGATGCCGTTAATCCAATTAACTTTATTCCTGTACCTCAGTATCTAGTGACGTTTGAGGAAGGTGTTAATGGGCGTGTGGATAACGTCTATCGCCGGATGCGTATTAAGGGCGAATCAATCCAACTGCAATGGAAAGACGCAAACATCTCGGAAGAGTTGCAAAAGAAGATTGATGACAAGCCGACTGAAGAAGTTGATCTGATTGAGGCAACAATTTACGACACCAAGCGGGGCGATTACTGCTATCACGTTATACATGAGAAAAGCAAAGAAGAGCTTGTATATCGTCGTAAAAAAACCAGCCCTTGGGTTGTGTCTCGGTATATGAAGATTGCTGGCGAGACTTATGGTCGCGGCCCAGTCTTGACTGCGTTGCCTGACATTAAGACTCTTAATAAGACTCTTGAATTGGTTCTGAAGAACGCCAGCCTTGCGATTACTGGGGTTTATACCGCCGCTGATGATGGTGTTCTCAACCCAGCAAACGTGCGGATTATTCCGGGTGCAATCATTCCTGTTGCTCGCAATGGCGGGCCGCAAGGCGATTCGCTCAAGCCCCTGCCTCGCGCCGGTGACTTCAATACCAGTCAGATCATCATTAATGACTTGCGGATGAATATCAAGCGCATCATGCTTGATGAGAGCCTACCGCCTGACAACATGAGCGCGCGTTCTGCCACCGAGGTGGTCGAACGCATGAAAGAGTTGGCTCAGAACTTGGGAAGCGCGTTTGGTCGATTGATCAATGAAACCATGATCCCGCTAGTCAGTAAGATTCTTGAGGTCATGGATGAGGCTGGTCTGATTGCCTTGCCTCTGCGCGTCAATGGGCTAGAAGTCAAGGTCACGCCCGTGTCTCCATTGGCTATGGCTCAGAACATGGATGAAATCAACAGCATCGTCCAGTTCTTCCAAATTGCCCAAGGACTCGGCCCGGAGGGGCAGATGGCAATGAAGGTAGGCGAAGCGTTGGATTTGATTGGCGATAGGCTTGGCGTACCGGCTTCGGTGCGTACTACACCAATGGAGCGTCAGCAGATGATGCAGCAGATGCAGCAGGCGGCACAACAAGCCGCTATGGCTCAACAGGCGCAGGCTCAAGGCCAACCACAAGGTCAGCCCGAAGGTATGCCTGCTGAAGGTATGGCGTGAGCTGGGAAGACCTAGAGACGCAAGCGCCGCCGCCTGAAGTGCCGCAGGCGACTATTGATATCAACTTACTCATAGCTAGGGCGTTTTCTAGCGAAGAGGGCAAGAAGGTGCTGGCCTGGATGCGAGAGTTTTATCTTGAGCAACCATGCTGGCAACCAGGCGCGGAATCCTCCTATGGGCAATGGAGGGAAGGACAGAACTCTGTCATCCGCGATATTGAAGCCCGTATCCGAAAGGCAAAAGATGAGCGAGGAAGCAAATGACAACTCCGGCCTGCTAGACGCTGCTTCGGCAGAAGAAGAGCAGACAACCGAGAGCCAAGAGCAACCCACGATTGACCATATCCAAAAAGACCCAAACGCAGAGGATGACACTCCGCTAGAGCGCCCGGACTTTTGGCCTGAGAAGTTTTGGGTTAAAGATAGCAATGAACCTGACCTAGAAGGAATTGCAAAGTCCTACACGGAACTTGAGAAGCAGTTTCGATCCGGCAAACACAAGCCGCCGGAGGATGGTAAATACAGTCTTGAGGGGCTTGATAGTCTCAAAGAAGATGACCCTGTTGTTCAAGCCTACACCGGCTGGGCGGCAAAATATGGCTTGTCTCAGCAGGCTTTTACCGAGTTGGCTAGTCAGATTACCCAAATGGGTAGCGATCAGCAACAACAGGTTGAGCAGAACGTCAAGCAAGAAAGAGAGGCTCTTGGCCCTAATGCCGATGCTATCATCAATAGCATGGTGACCTGGGGCCGAGGTATGGTGCAGAAAGGCATTTGGGGCGCTGAAGACTTTGAAGAGTTCAAGGTTTGGGGCGGCACGGCATCCGGCATCAAGGCTCTTATGAAATTACGCGAAACTTACGAAGGGCGCGTTCCTGTGCAGGCCCCACCTAGCCAGGAGTCCCATAGCCGCGAAGAGCTAGAGGCTATGGTTGCCAATCCTGAGTACAAGACAAACCCGGCTTATCGAGCCAAGGTCGAGAAAATGTTTGAGCAAACCTTTGGCTAGAATCCAGTTGTCTCCTCGATGGCTCCACAGCCGTCTTAGCCCCGCCTAGTGCGGGGATTTTTTTTATCAGAAAGGGGTTGACAATAGTTAATGACTATGCAATACAATAGGGTGTCGATAACCGAAAGGCCGACTAAGACTGTATTCAGTCCATCGGTGCGATGTAATGCACAAGTCACGGCCCGAGCAATCGGACAACCAGCGGCGATAAGTGACCTTTATCAACCGTTTTCAGGAGAAAACAAATGGCAGTTTCGATTTCAAATGCCTTTGTTACCCTGTTCGATACGGAGGTGAAGCAGGCGTATCAAGCTGATGCCGTGCTGCGTAACACCGTCCGTCTTCGTACTGGCGTACAGGCTTCTACTCATAAGTTCCCCAAAATTGGGTCAGGCGTGGCCACCGTGCGTGTCCCGCAAACCGACGTTACCCCGCTGAACGTCACCTACTCGCAGGCGACTGTTACCCTGGCTGACTACATCGCTGCTGAATACAGCGATATCTTTAACGCCGGCAAGGTTAACTTTGAAGAGCGTCAAGAGTTGGTGCAAGTGGTGGGCAAGGCTATTGGCCGTCGCGCTGACCAAATCATCATCGACGCGCTTGCCGCATCGGGCACCAGCCTGACCGTGAGCAACGATATCGGTGGTACCGACACCAACCTGAACGTAGCCAAGCTGCGCGAAGCCAAGCGTCTGATGGACGCCGGCAACGTGCCAATGGAAGAGCGTTACATCCTTATCCATGCCAGCAACCTGTCGAACTTGTTGTCGGAGACCTCGGTCACCAGCAGCGACTTCAACACGGTTAAGGCTTTGGTGCAGGGTGATATCAACACCTTCCTTGGCTTCAACTTTGTGACCATTGGCGACCGCGACGAAGGCGGCTTGACCGGCGGCGGCAGCGGCTCTGACCGTACCGTGTACGCTTGGCACAAGACTTCGCTCGGCATGGCCGAGGGCATGGGTATCCGCAGCGAAATCAATTACATCCCCGAGAAGACCTCTTGGTTGGTGTCGTCGATGTTGTCTGCTGGTGCTACTGCCATCGACGCTGGCGGTATCGTGTCCATCACCTGCCGCGAATAAGGAGTTAAATCATGGCTTTTAGTACAAGTGGATTCACCGTTTACGGTGCTGCAAAGTCAGGCAACGCGCCTAGCCTGTATGGCTATGCAACTGCCGATGCCATTGCGGATGTGAACACCTCCGGGTATTTCAACGACCTGGCCAACACGCTGCAAGTTGGTGACGTTATCCTAGTTCGCTCTTCGACCGGCGGCACCCAGGCTCTGTCTTGGGTCTACGTTGCGTCGAACGCCAGCGGCGTGGTTGACGTAACCGATGGCTTGACCATCACCGCCACCGACTCCGACTAAGGTGTCGTTTAGATTGGCCGACCCTTGGCTTCCAGGGGTTGGCCTTTCTTGCATGGAGGATAAGAATGGCTGCCGGTGATACATCTTTAACAGTTTGCTCAGACTCGCTTTTGCTTCTTGGGGCGCGTCCAATATCTTCTTTTAATGAAGGTACTGATGAGGCAAATATTTGTGATCGTATTTATCCCCATGTAAAGAAATCTACCCTCCAAGCCTATCCTTGGAGTTTTTCTTTTAAGAAGGTGCAGTTGGCTCGCACCATCAATACTCCAGTAAACGAATACAAATACGAATACACATTGCCTTCAGATCGGCTAGGTGCAATCCGTAGGGCGTACGTCTCTACGTCTGTTGGTGCTAGACCATTTAGCAATTGGACTATCCAGGGCGACAAACTGCTGACTAGCGAAGAGTCCATTGTTGTGGACTACCAATATCTTCCTGGTGAAGATGAGATGCCTGCGTATTTCATCCAGTTGCTGAATTACATGATGGCGTGGCACATTGCTGACGCAATCACAGACCAAACAACCAAGAGCCAATACTGGCAGGGTATTGCGGTAGGCTCTCCTAGCGAAAACAACCGAGGCGGTTACTTCCGCACGGCTATGGTTATTGACGGCCAGGGCAACACGACCCAAGCCTTTGAGGACTACTCGCTGATTAACGTGAGGTATTAATGACCCGCCTCACCCTCATTCAGACAAACTTCAGTAGCGGAGAGATCGATCCTCTGTTGCGAGCGCGTGTTGACCTAGATCAATACAGGAACGCGGCTGAGACTTTGGAGAATGTGCTTGTTCAGCCACAGGGTGGTGTGCGCCGCCGTGGTGGCCTGAAGCATTTATTTGAGATTCCTAGCGGGGCTTCTCCTGAAAACGGCACTCGGATGATTCCATTTGAGTTCAATGTAGATGACAGCTATATGTTGGTATTTGTAAACCAGCGTATGTATGTCTTCCGCAACAAGACCCTGATTACCAACATTAATGGTAGTGGCAATGATTACGCTACTGTAACTGCGGTGACCAGCAGTATCTTGTCTACGATGTGCTGGACGCAGAGTGCCGATACGCTCATCGTTACTCACAAAGATATCAATCCAATCAAGATTGTGCGCGGGGCGACTAATGCTGATTGGACTGTTAGCAATATTAGTTTTGACTCAATTCCTCAGTACGCTTTTACTCTGTCAACGAGTAATCCGGCTGGGACGCTGACGCCTTCTGCTGTTGATGGGAGCATCACTCTTACTGCGTCTTCCGGCGTCTTTAACGCTAGTAGCGTGAACCAGTACATTAACGCAAGCCCCCAGGGCCGCGCTAGGATTGTGGCGTACAAGTCATCGACCTCGGTCGAGGCGGTAACCGAGATTCCATTTTTTAACACTAGCGCGATTGCCAATGGCGATTGGGAGTTGGAGGCTGGTTATGAGAATGTTTGGTCTGCGTCGAGAGGCTGGCCTAGAACCTGTACCTTCCATGAAGGCCGCTTGTATTTTGGTGGTAGCGGGACTCGCCCATCTACTATTTGGGGTAGCAAGGTTGGTCTGTATTTTGACTTCAACCCTGACCAGGCGTATGACGATGATGCTGTCGAGGCTTCGTTAGATACCAACACGCTGAACGTCATTACCGATATCATCAGCGGCAGGGACTTGCAAGTCTTTACTACTGGCGGTGAGTTCTATGTTCCTCAAGATGGCTTAACTCCAATTACGCCAAATAACTTCTTTGTTAGGACTGTTAGCCGCAATGGATCGAGGGAAGGTATCCGGGTTCAACAGGTTCAGTCGGGGACTATATATGTTCAGCGCCAAGGCAAGGCTCTTAATGAGTTCTTGTTCAGCGATACCACGTTATCGTATGTCAGCGCATCTATTAGCCTGTTATCAAGCCATTTGCTTGTTTTGCCGCAGGAGTTGGCTCTTCGTAAAGCAACTAGCACAGATGAATCAGATGCCCTGTTTGTGTTGAACAACAATGGCAACATGACGGCGTATTCAATCCTGCGCCAGCAGAACGTGGTCGCTCCTAGCCGTATAACGACAGATGGTGATTTCAAGGATGTCGCGGTAGACATTGAAGACATCTACACGGTAGTCAAGCGCACGTTTGATGGCACAGACTATTATTTTGTCGAGGTGTTTGATAGCACAACATTTACTGATTGTGCATTTACTGGCGGTGCCGCTGCTAGTGCTTCTAGTCTGCCGCATGAAGGCGCAGAACTCAACGTCATCTGTGATGGCAATGTGCTTGCCAACGAGACTGTTAGTAGTGGGTCTGTGACGTTTGATCGAGCCAGCACAACCAGTTATGAGGTTGGGTTGCCGTTTAACGTAACAGTCAAGACTCTGCCAATTGAGCCGCGTATATCAGCGGGTGTTCGTACTGGATACCGCAAGCGGATATTGGAGGTCAATGCTTTGTTATACGAGACTCAGCATCTGAAGATAAACAACGTCTTGGTGCCAATCCGCACATTGGACACCGATGGTGTTCTAGATGAATCTACGCCTTTGTTTACCGGCACAAAAGTAATCAATGGATTGCTTGGTTATAGCAAAGATGGTCAAATTACTGTGACACAAGAATTGCCATTGCGCCTGACGTTGTTGGGGCTAGAGTTCAAGATGTCCACCTATGGAGGCACATAATGGAATTTATTGCTGCTATCGGCTCCGCAGTTAGTTCTGCCGCATCTGCTACTTCGGCTTATTTGGCAACCGCAGGCACGGCTGCGAATCTGCAACTTGCTGGCACGGTTTTGTCTACTGTTAGTGGCATTGCTCAATCTCAACAAGAAGCAGAGGCTATGCGCCTAAAAGCCACACAGGAGGAACTACAAGGGCGTCAGAACGCTTTGAACTACAACAGGCAGGCATTACAGATTTATGAGCGCCAGCAGCGTCTAGCGGCTACTGTAAGGGCTAGAGCGGTTGCTGGTGGTGTAGACCCATTAAGCGGTAGTGCTTTGACTGTTCAGCAGGTTGATGCTATCTATGCTAGTAAAGAGGCAGCGATAGCAAGAGAAAACGCAGAGATGACGATTAGTGGAGGTTTGGCTCAATCTCAAAGTCTGCGTTCTGCTGCTGCGGCTACTGAGGCTTACGGCATGGTTGCTAGTGCGGCTAAAGGGCTTACGGGTCTGGCTCGATACCAGGATGCTCGGATTCCAACTGTGGCGGTGGGTTAAATGGCAACAGGACTACCTCGATATCAAACAATGGGCGTCCAGTACGCCGATTTGCCACAGGTTTCTACTGCTCCTCAACGTGCGGCCGTTGCTGGTTTAAGTCAGATTGATCAAGCGATCAATCAGATGACATCGTATTTTCTAGATAAAGCAACGATAGAAGCAAAAGAGGCTGGCATGAAGTATGCCGCCGAAAACCCTCTTACTAAAGAGCAGGTCGATGCGTCTTTAGGCGACCCCAAGGCTCTCAAGGTGAAAGGCGCTGGGCGCATATTTCAGTCAACCTATGAAGCAACTCAGGCAAGTATGTTGGCTAGTGAGTTGCAATTAGAAGGCCAAAGGCGAATTGGAAATGTATCTGCCGCGATTAAAGCTGGTCAGCCGGTAGATTTAGAACAGATACAAAAAGATATCAAAGACATGATTGATGGGTATGGCTCTACAGTCATGGCTCTCGATCCAGCTCAGTCTGTAAAACTTCGCGCATCTCTTGCGACAACTGCAAACGCCTTGTACAAAGAGGCTGCTACTGCTGCAATTGAGAGGCGTAATGCGGGGATAAAATCAGACCTTGAAAAGTCGCTTATTGATCTCAGGCCGGTTATTGAGAACATATGGAATATGGCTGGCACTATTTTGCCTGACACCGGCAAGCCGGTTAATGTTTACGCGATGATAGAAAACATTTCTCAGCCATATAGGATGTCTGTAGGGGTGTTGCGCTCAGATGAGTACTCTGTCAAATTTGACAAGATGGTTCAAGAGTCAAAGATTGGGGCTTTGGTTTCTAGAGCAACGAGCGCAGAATTTGCCGCGACTGGAGGTCAAGCAGCCACTAGGATTCAAAAAGGCGACTTTGGGAACTTTAGTGATTTGTATCGCGGCTTGACGCAAGAAGAAAAAGATGACGTATTTGAAAAAACAGAAAAATATTTTAACCGCGCATACCAAGCCAGGAAAAGAGATGAAGACGCGACAGACAGAGTAAACAAAGAGAGGGGCAGGGTTTTAAGTTTAGAGTTGTTAAACCCTAGTATTACAGCCGTTAGAAAAAACGAAGTTATTGGCGATCTGCTTAGATTGGGGTTTATCACGCCAACAACCGCTTTGTCCATGTCAAAACCAGCCTCGCCTGATGGCGACCCGGTTCTTACTATCCAGTTAACTGACATGGCTAGGCGCGGAATATTGGATATGGATCAACTGGCAGAAAATAGGGATAGGCTAACTGACAGCCAATTTATTTCAATTGGCAAAGCAATAAATAGCACATCTGCTAGAAACGCTCTTAATGACATCAGGTCTGAAGCCGGGATTGTTGAGGGCGAAACACTTGTTGGTGGTGATAGCCGCCGCGTAATCTTTGAGACTATGCGGAAAGACTATACCCGCTTGATCGGAGAGCAGAATCCAAAAACAGGTAAGTTGTATACAGAT